ACTCACATCACAAAGTTGGTATATGTTACTTTCATGGGTCAGAAGTGGAAGGTTGAACGTTATGCTATCAAATCTCCACGGATTATTTTGGATTTAGGAGGATTATATAATGAGCAAGCGAATGCATATCCAGGACTTGCTGCAGAAGGCAGTTGATGGTCTTGGAGAACCTTATAAAATCATCTACAATCCAAACGCAAGTAGCAAATTAACATACCCATGTATTCTCTATAGACGACATGGTATCCATAAGCGACATGCGGATAATATACGATATTATTCTCATGAAACTTATCAAATCACAATTATTGACAAACGTGTGGATTCTCCGATAATCGATGTTTTATTGGATAATCCCCATTGTCGATATCAACATGAGTTCATTGTTGAAAACATGAACCATACTATCTTAGAAATTACAACTGGAGGTAAAGCCTAATGGCAAAACTCGTATTTGACGAAATCGGAAAACGTTTTTATGAAACCGGTGTGGCCGAAGCTGTTCTCTATCCTCAAGATGAAACAGGTAACTATCCTAAAGGTATTGCTTGGAACGGTATTACTGCAGCTAACGAATCGCCTACTGGTGCGGAAGCTAGTGAACACTACGCAGACAACATGCTATACTTCTCAATCACTGGACCTGAGAAATTTGAAGGAACAATCGAAGCATTTAGTTCACCAAAAGAATTTGATGAATGTGACGGTATGGCAGAACCTGTTAAAGGTCTTCGTGCCCACGGACAAGCTCGCAAACCATTTGGATTCGCATTCAAATCAATTCTCGGTAACGACGTTAAGGGCGAAAACTTTGGTTACAAACTTCACCTATGGTACGGATGTAAAGCTGCTCCATCTGAACGCGCTTACAGTACTGTAAATGAATCACCAGAACCACAAAATCCAAGTTGGTCAGTTAAATCAACTCCAGCTAAAATGGCAGGACAAAAACCAGTATCTGTGTTGACTATTGTTTCGACCGAAGTAGAACCAACCAAACTCAAGAAGTTGGAAGACGCTTTGTATGGTACTGAAACTGAGCAAGCATATTTGCCACTCCCTGACAAAGTTAAAGAACTGTTGTCATAATTAATAAGGAGGTATTCACTTATGCTTAAACAAAAAGTACAATACGAAGATTTCGATGGAGCTACTCAGGTAGAAACTCTATATTTCAATCTTAACCGTATGGAGCTAATTGCTTTGCAATCTCGATACGGAAAAGAAGATATGGCTGCTTATATCGATAAACTTGTCGAAGATAAAGATATCGAAAAAGTATATGAAATCCTTAACGATATCGTTCTAAGCGCTTATGGTCTACGCTCTGAAGACGGTAAACGCTTTATTAAGAATGAAACTATTCGAGAAGAATTCAAACAATCTCTTGCTTATGAAGCATTGATTGAAGATTTCCATGACGAAACTCGTAAGGTCCTTGAATCATTTATCGTTGGTATCACCGCGCATATTCGTGGCATTAATAAAGCTGCGAACGCTGTTCAGTAAAATAGGTGAGGGTATGTATTCTACATATCCTCCTTATTTTTAAATTTTTTGAGGTGTGAAATGGGACAAGAATTCTTAACTATTCGTTTGGATGATGCTGAATATTGGGATGAGGTCAAAGAAGAATTTATTTCCAATCCGGGTAAAGAGGTGACTTTTAGATACACCCTTAAAAATTTGGACAAATGGGAAAGTAAATACGAAAAAAGATTCATAGATAATGATGATAATATAAAAAAAGAAGAATTATTGGATTTTATACAAATCATCTGCGATGAAGATTTAGACATAGGAATGTTATCCCAAGAAAATATGGAAGAAATTTTAAGGTATCTAAAACATACTCCATCCGCAACGGTACTTCCAAAAAGTAGAAATTCTGGGACTGGATATTCTAGGAAAAAAATTTTCACGTCTGAAATAATTTATGGATACATGGCTTTAAATCATATCCCTTTCTCTTGGGAGGATAGAAATTTAAACAAACTGATAATGCTTTTGAATTGTGTTGGCTCGCTTCAAGAACCTCCGAAAAAAATGTCAAAAGCGGAAGCTATGGAAGAACATCGTCGAGTAGTTCTTGAAAACAGAAGAAAGCAAGAAGAGTGGATGAAGAAACAACAAGAGAAGAAGGTATAATCAATGAACATATCAGTTTCTGGAGATTTTGGACATTTAGAAAAGTTTTTAACAAGACCTAGAACTACAAACATGGATGTTTTGGGAAAAGCTATTGTTAATGCGTTGAGAGATGCCACTCCTAAAAATTCTGGAAAGACTGCCAACTCCTGGGGGTATCGAGTTATTACTACAGCTCAAGGTCAAAATCTAGAAATCTATAATACAAATTTAAATAACGGAGTTAATGTTGCGATGCTTATTCACTATGGCCACGGTACTGGTACAGGAGGGTATGTGCCACCAAGACCATATATCGACTCCGCTATTAATTCCGTTTATAAAAAAACTATAGATAAGGTACTTGAAGATTATTTTAAATAGAAAGGACTATTATGGATTATATTTCAATTCAATCTTCCAAAGATGTGATACAGCATTTTGGAATTAAAGGAATGAAATGGGGCCATCGCAACCGTAGGGAACATCTAATCAATAGATATATGAACAAAGGTTACGATCCTCATACTGCCGCGTCAAAAGCCGAAAAACGTCTAAAAACTGAAAAGTATTTAAAACGTGCTGCTTTAGTAGGCGGTGTTGCTTTGGGTGCTTATATGGGTTATAAGGGCGCAAACTATATAATCGATAGACAGCGTGCCAAAGAGATTGCTCGTGGTCTTAAGACAATGAATTCTATACGAGAGTCTAATTCCGTAGTCAAAAAAGATAAATTTGGCAAACTTAAATCTGCAGGAAAACATCTTGCTGATAAGGTAAAAGAAGTTCATAGAAAAGACACCGAACGATTTACTAGACGAATGGACGAAGCACTACTTAGAGATGCTGCTAAGAAAGCTGCAAAACAAAAAGCCGCCAGCGATTACGCCGATAATATTCTCTCTATTGCTCAAAAGAAACCTGGAATTCTAGGTCGACGTAAATTAGAGTCTATCGGATCTACTAAAGGCAAACTAGGTAAGATTGCTGAAAATTTCGCTAAAGCTCAATCCCAAGTTAATAAAAATTCTAAAGCAATTGACAAAATTGATATGGAAGCTTTGGAAAGAGTTAAGAAACTTATGAAGAAATAAGAAAGGTAAACTATGGCAGGATATGTAGATGAAAAAGTAGCTAAAGTCACCTTAGACAATAAAGGCTTCTCTAAGAATGCCGACGAAGCGATAGCAGCAATCAATCGATTGAAAGAAGCTTTCGCTAAAGTTAATGGTAAAGATGCTACGAAAAACATAGCCTCAGATATGTCGACAATGAATGATACAATTTCAAAATCGACACAAAAATCTGAGGGATTACTATCTCGCCTTAGAGGAATTTTCTCACGAAGCACTCAAGACATTGATATGTCCGGAGGTGGACGGTCTATTGATAGAATGAACACCGACATTGCTAGCAAAACAGCTAACACGTCATCAATTCTATCCCGTCTTAAGGGTATTTTCCAAAAGGCAGATAATCACGAAGGCTTTCCCAACTCGATTAAGTCAATCGATGGGCTAAATTCTAAGATTGGAGGATTTGATGCAAGTCCTCTATCTAATGCATTTGCTAATGCGGCATCTTCTGTTCAGAACTCGTTATCTGTTATGGATATTGCTTTAGGTAATGTCCTGGGCGGAATGATGCAAAAAGCAATGTCTTTCACCGGTCAGTTCTTTAGAGGTTATGGTGACGGTTTAGAAGAGTATAAGAATAAACTCGGATCAATTCAAACAATCATGACCAATACCGAATGGGAAATTCCAGATTCTTCAACTCGTATGCGTAAAGTTTCTGGGGCATTGGAAACTTTGAATGACTATGCGGATAAGACCATTTATTCATTTGCAGACATGACACGAAACATTGGTACGTTTACTGCGGCCGGTGTAAGTTTGGATAAATCAGCAACAGCTATCAAGGGTATTTCTAACTTGGCTGCTGCATCTGGTTCAAACACTCAACAAGCCTCAACTGCAATGTATCAGTTGTCTCAAGCTTTGGCTGCTGGTAAAGTCGGTCTACAGGACTGGAATTCAGTAGTTAACGCCGGTATGGGTGGTAAACTATTCCAGGATAGATTGACACAAACTGCCGAGAAACTCGGTAAAGCTCGTAACATGACTAAGTCATTTCGTGAGTCTCTACAAGATGGTTGGTTAACATCCGAAGTCTTGCTTGAAACTTTGAGAGAGTTCTCCGAAGACGAGTCAATGCTTGATGCTGCAACCAAAGTTAAATCCTTTGGTCAGTTGGTCGACACTGTTCAGGAAGCAATCGGTTCCGGATGGGCTACAACTTGGGAATATTTTCTAGGTGGATTTGAAGAAGCCAAAGAAATGTGGACAAGCATTGGCGATATTGTCAATCCATTTATCAGTGACGATCAAGGTAAGTACTGGGATGAAGTTCTTGGTATGGAACGAAGTCTTGGTAACTACCGAAACGCCATGCTTAAAACATGGAAGGATATGGGCGGTCAAGAAGCATTTTTCAACTCTATTAAAAATAGTTTTGAAATCGTATTCACTGCCATGACTAAATTCCGTGAAGGTTTTCGTTCAGTTATTGGCGATTACAAACAATCCGCTAAGACATTTTACAATATAACAAAAGCCCTTGAGAATTTCACAACAGGTTTGAAAAATAACACTTTACTTTTTAATACTATAAATAGTATCGGAAAAATGGTGGGTCAAACCTTTGTAACTCTTGGGTTTGCTTTATCAACGGTTTTTAAAGGGATTAAAGCCGTGGGTAATGCATCTGGAAGTATATTGTTGCCTATAAGAACAGCCGCAGATTCTATTGCTCGTTTTATGGAATCTATACGTTCTAGCACAAACGCATATTTGGTATTTTATCATTTAGGTAAAACTTTATCAAACGTATTTAATATCATTGTTACTGTTGGTCGTATCGCAGTATTTATTATAAAAGATATATTTCGTGGATTTTCTAAATTCGGTGATAGCAAAGGACTAGTAACTTTCGCTACTACATTATCTGATGTTACCGGAAAAATTCTTACTTTTGTCAAAGCTATTGAAAAGTTTGTTCTTTCATCAAATAAATTTGAGCAAATAGGAAGTATGCTTGGAAAAGTATCTAGTACAATAGGTTCAGCTTTCAGTTTCCTATTCTCAAAATTAAAATCTTTAGCTAATCCATTTGGACACGCAGAAGCTATATTCTCTGGAGCTGCTAATATATTTAGTAAAGCAGGACAAAAATTATCATCTGCCTTATCTAAAATTGGAGAAGTAACTTCTCAAGCTTGGTCTGGTATTGTTGAAGGGTTTAAAACAGGATATGACGGGCTTAAAGATGCTTTCGTATCATTTGATATTGCAAGTATTATTAAAGCTCTTATAGGTTTATTTGCTTTTGATAAATGGCTGAAATTTAAGAATTCCAAAGGAACTATCATTGATATGCTTTTTGAGAAATTCAAAGGAATGTTTGGCGATGCTAAGGATTCTGGTAAAAGCGTTGTTGATGAAGTAAAAGGTGTATTTACATCGCTACAAGGAACTATTAACTCATTTACGCAAAGCATTAAGATAGGTTCTTTGGTAATGATAGCCTCCGCATTAGGTATCTTAGCATTATCTATCGACAGATTATCGAAAATTGAAATGAAAGACCTTTCTAAAGGTATGCTTGGGCTTGGAGCTGCTCTCGGAATACTCCTAAAACTCATTCGTGTAATGAGTGTGACCGAGATTCCTAAAGGCGCTTCAATGCAATTAATCGGTATCGCATTTGCTATACGAGTATTGGCAAGCGCTATGGTTAAAATGGCGGAGATTCCTAGCGATAAGCTGATGGAAGCGATTGCCGGAACTTATGCTGCTATTTATGGTCTTGTTCGAGCTTTAAAATATATCGATAAACTCGAAGGTTCTGAAGCTAAGATAATGCATCTAATGGGTATTGCTTTAGCTGTAAGACTTTTAGTATGGTCAATACGGGCAATCGCTAAGTTAGAACCTGAGAAATTGGCAATGGCATTACCTGCTGTGGGAGTATTGATCTATGGTTTGGTCAAAGCAACCAAGAGTTTAGATAAAGTGCATATAAATAAAAGTGCTATTGCAGAACTTATGGTATTTGCTTTATCTATAAGAACACTTGTCTGGTCCGTTAAAGCATTGGCTAAAATAGAATGGCCTCAATTGTTGGCTGCTGTAGGTTCTGTTACTGTTCTTATGGCGTCATTAGCGATAGCATCTCGAGCGATGAGTAAAGTTCACGTTACTAAGAGCGCATTGGCCAATCTAATAGTCTTTGCTATATCGATTCGTATACTGACATCATCACTAATCAAAATCGCCGCATTAAGCTGGGATAGTATCCTTGCTGCTACGGCTTCCGTTGTCACTCTTATGGAATCCTTAGCAGTTGCTAGTCGACTTATGAAAAAAGTTAAGATTGATAAGAGTGCTATGGCTGGATTGATAGCATTTGGTGCATCTATTTGGTTATTATCGCAATCAGTTATTGACTTAGGAACTATGGAATGGGATATGCTACTTCTAGGCATGGCCGGTGTCGAAGCTCTGTTGTTATCAATGGTCGGCGTTTCCCATTTAATGAAGAAAGCCAAAGTAAATATGTCATCCTCTATGGTTCTTGTTGCGTTTGGTTTGGCCATATATGCCATAACTAAATCTATAGAACCTCTTACACAACTTTCAATTGAGCAAATTGTTAAAAGTATTGCTGCTGTTGAAGTTATGTTATTTTCTTTAGTCGGCGTTGCTGCCCTAATGAAGAAAATTAAATTCAATGCCGGCGCAGCATTGTCAATGGTTATTTTAACTGCAATGATGACAGCTGTTGCAGACAATTTAACGAAATTAGCCGATAAACCTTGGGGTAGTTTACTAGCTGCTTCTGCAGGTATTTCCGCAGTATTCATAGCGATGGCTTACACTGCTAAGATAATCAATGGCTCTGTCAAAAACTTTGTTGAAGTTGGACAACTCAAGACGTTGTTCTCTGCATTTGCAGAGGTATTGATAGCCATTGGTACCTCAATGGAACAAATCGGAAAACTTGATTGGAAACAAATGCTAGTTGGGCTCGGAGGAATCGTTCTAGTTCTTGGTGCTCTAACGGCAATGACCGCTATAATTGACCATATTCACCCTGATGTTATAACTCTAGGTAGTATTGCAGTATTTGCTCCAGTTCTTTATGCTGTTGGATCTGCATTATCCAATGTGGCCGCACAACCATGGCAAGGTATTCTTGCTGCTACAGGAGCTATTATTGGTGTTCTTGCGGCTATGGTTGCCGCTATGGCTATTGTCAATAAAGTTGGTTCCACAGGTGGTATGTTGCAATTAATGGGTATGGCAGTAGCATTGAATTTGCTTGCTGTCCCTATTATGTTATTATCAACCTTGAATATAGTAGCTGTTGGTGTAGCTTTAGTAGCATTGGCAGGAAACTTAACAGTTCTACTAGCCGCCGGGGCTCTGGCTCAAGTGGTAGCACCAGGTCTAATGATATTATCCAAAACACTTATAACGTTTGGTATATCATCTATCATGGCCGCATCGACCGTTCTAATAGCTGGTCTTGGATTCTTAGCATTTGTCACGGCAATAAAAGAACTAGCCGCAATAGCTCCACAAGCTCTTAACACGGTTGTTCAAGGATTTGTAGTATTTGCTCAAGCAATAGCTGAGTCTGCTCCTATTTTAGTTAAGGCCTTTGTCGAAACTATAAAAGCAGCAATAGGTGGTATCGTAGAATTAATTCCTTATTTCATTGACGCTGGGTTTAAATTAGTTATTGGTATAATTAAAGGTATAACTGAAAATGCACCAGAACTAATTAACGCATCAGTTCAAATGTTAGTGGAATTGGCTAAAGGTATTGTCGAGAATATGGATATTTTAGTCCAAACGGCAGTCGAAGTAGCAACTAAATTTGTTGAAAGTTTAGGCAATGCACTTATGGGCGTCCGTGATAGACTTATTCCAGCTCTTGAAAACTTATTCAAAGTTATCGGAGATATTCTATTAACTGTAATAGGTGGTCTTTTAGGTCCACTATTAGAAAAGATTGTTGAGATTCTCACACCAGTTGGAGAGATGATTACACAATTCTTATCTGATTTGGCGAGCGCTATTGAGCCTGTATTTACTCCATTAGTCGATGGTCTTAAAGTATTATTTGAAAGCATTGCTTCTGTAGTATCATCTCTTGCTGATGCTATTATTGCAACTGTCAATGCAATTGCAGATATTATAAGATCAATTGCAGACGCTATCATAGCCGTTGGACAAACAATTCAAGTTATTGTTAATGGTATAGTATCAGTATTCCAGATACTTGCAGATATAACAGATACTGTTATAACCGGTATCGTAAATATTATTGATGGTCTTGCAAACGCAATCCGAGCTACTGGAGAGGCTATAAATAGCATTCTATCTGGTTTGGGCGAAGTATTTGTATCATTTGGAGAAGGTGTTAAATCCGCTCTAGAAGGTGTTAGTACAGTTGTTGAGTCATTTGGTAATGCTGTTAAATCTGCTCTCGAAGGCGTCGGACAGGTATTTGAGTCTATTGGTAAAGGTATAAAATCGGCTCTTGAAGGAGTTGCAGATATTATCCGAGCTGTCGGAGATGCTGCTAGATCTTTCGGTGAAGGATTCAAACTATTCGGTGAAGGCGTTAAACTTGTTGGTGAATACGGAGCTAATGCGGCTACAGGTCTTGGCTCATTATCTGTTGAAGTAGCTAAATTAGGAGCTGCTGCTTATGCTGGTAACCTACAAGGATTTACTACGGATATTGAAAATCTTGCTACCGCATGTACAAATTTGGGAGCTGCTGCAGGATCTATAAATGCTGTTTCTTCAGCATTTATGACCATATCTCTAACCGTTGGAATATTGTCAGGAAGTGTACCTACACTAAGTACATCATTCGAGACATTATCTACCACAATGTCTACAATTTCCACAACAGTAGATACAGTATCTACGTCATTTAACAATTTGACAACACCAATCACCACATTGTCAAGCACAATGGTGACTGTTATCACATCATTCCAATTGATTACGGTCCAATTCCAACTTCTACAGGTCTCTGTTGATCAGCTTGGCGTTGGATTCACTGGACTTCAAAATGGCGTCAATTTCCTAATGGTTAGTTTCACAACTTTGATCCCATCTATTGAGACATTTAATCAGTCTATCCTAGATAGTCAAACTATCCTAACAGATTTCTTTACTGCATTAACTAATTCATCCACTGGTTTCGATCAGTTAACTCTGGCAACGACTAATGGAATGATTCAAATGCAGACTGCTGTAAGTATGGGTATGACTTTGATTATTTTTACTATGGATCAAAGTATGATGTTATTAGCATTGAGTGTTACTACAGGATTTCTACAAGTTAGCGCTGCTGTAACCCAATCTATGGTTGTGGTCCAATCATCAGTTCAAACTGGAATGATTAGTGTTGTGGCTTCTATTTCTGCATCTATGTCATCGGTAGCGACACAGACATCTGCAGCGTTTACGTCAATTGCCTCATCTATTCAAGTTAGCATAAATTCTGTTTCATCAAATATGGCTCAAGGATTTGCTAGAGTATCTCAAACAGTATCCGTTAGTGTGACTATGATCAACGCATCGTTCACATCAATGAGTTCAACTACTCAATCAATTGTGTCAAGTATGATGTCCAACTTGTCTAGTCAATTTGCCTCCGGTATGAGTTCTTCTAGATCACAAATATCTTCTGGAATGAGTTCTATTGTAAGTACTATCAGTTCATACAGTGGATCTGCTCAAAGTGCTGGTTATAATGTAGGTTACTATATTTCTGCAGGTATTGCATCCGGTATGTATTCAAATATGTGGTATATCGAGTCTGCTGCTAACAGAATTATTGCTAAAGCTAGAGAAGCTGCTCGTGCTGCTGCGGACATTCATTCACCATCACGTATGTTCGCAAAAGAGGTCGGTAAGTTTATCCCTCAAGGGGTTGCTATGGGTATTGACAATGAGATGCCATCAACAATCAAACAAATGAGTAGCTCATTCAAATCTGGATTTGAGAAAGTCACAGATAATGTTGTTGATCATAGCAAGATTCTTTATGACTCTGTTGTATCTGCTGCGAATACTATTGGAGACATGCTGGATATTGCTGTAGATGATATGGAATATTCTCCTAAGATTACCCCAGTTATCGACACAAGTAAGATTGATAAGTTCACTCCTGATGGTTACGATGTTAATATGGGTCAATTGGGACGCAGTCTTCCTAAACCATATTACTCAGGAGCACCGCAAACAAATCAAAACACAACCATTAACAACGACAATTCTACTAGAGAATATAATGTTAATGTCAAAGTTGATAACAATGGTAAACCAGTTGATCCAAATGAATTGGCTAAGGAAATTCAACAGAAAATTAAAGATATGGACGATCAAAATCGTCGAGGAAAAGGCGAGGAGGTATATTTTTAACATATGAAAGCAGGATGTTTTACTTTAAATAATGTAAATTCGGAAACTATTCGTGTGTTTATTGAAGATCGTCCTAACATCCCCTCACCTAAAAGACGGGTGTCATTTTTGGCACCCTTATCTTTTGAGGGAGAACTAGTTTATGATGACGATGGATATGAACCAACAGAATTCGAATTGAAATGTTTTTATGATGGTAGTCGTCATGGTGATAATTTCGATGAATTGTCAAATGCACGCAATAAGATATTCAACTTCTTTAATCAAGGTAAGGGCGATTGGTTATCCTTTGTCCCATATTTTGACGAAGGTCATGAGTATCATATTATAGCATTAGATATTGTGTATGAAAACAAATATTATTACGACGGATGTATTAGTTTTACTGTAAAGATTAAATGTCAACCATATAAATACTTGACGTCTAATCGGGTTCTACAGGTTACTAATGGTCAAACTCTAAATAATCCTACATTTTATACTTCTAAACCAACAGTATTTTTCAGTGGGGTTAAAGGCGATATTGACATAACTTTCGGCACAACTAGAATTGGACTACGATCTCTAAACAATGAGACTGTCTATATCGATTCTCAAACATATTCGACATTCACAAAATCTGGAAATACAATTCGTAACTTAAACGACCGTACTATTGGTAAAGAATTTTTCGAACTTCAACCGGGAAATAATGCTGGTAATCGTTTAACCATAACTACTCCGCCTAATAATACGGCTTTTACTAAACCTATTTCAATAAATCCTAATTGGAGGGTGCTTGTATGAGACCTATTCTATATGACCAAAATGAAAGAAATTTTGTTTCAAATGGTCTAGGAATTCTTTATGATGCAGTTGAATGTATCGTAAAAGAACAAAGAAATGGTTTATTTGAGTTAGAAATGAAATATCCAATTCAGGGTGATTATGCAAGCGACCTTGAAAAGAACAGATATATTCGTGCTAAGCCAAATGACGAAGATGATACTCATATATTCCGTATATATGAGACAAAAGTAAGTGTCGACAACAACACTATCGAAGTCAAAGCAGTATCGAAGATATCTGATGATCTTTCAGCTACTCTTATACGACCATTTACAGTTGGTACCCTATCCTTAAATGAGATATGGCCAACTATTGTCCAAAATGCTATTGACCCTATAAATATTAGATTCAATTCCGACCTTGGATCTAGATCTTCATTTAATACTGATAAACTTATAAATGCTTTATATCTTATTATGGGATCTGACGATTCTCTTGTAAGTACTTTTGGTGGAGAAGTTAAAAGAACCGACAAAGAATTGTTTATTTATAGAGGCCGTGGTCGAGAACACATTACTACAATTCGTCCTAGAAAGAATATGAAAAATATTCAACTTAAGACGAGTATGCATGGTAAATTCACTCGTATTTTACCTTATGCTAGGTATACTCCCGAAGGGGAGAACCAAAAAGAACAGACAATCTATGGCGATATTATAAAGTCAGACCACTATGACGATTATGATATCAAACGCATTGTCCCTATCGATATCAGTAATAAGTTTAATGACTATAAACAAAAGATGAAATCCGATAGGAAAACAAGATTAGCTGCTGAGCGAGAAAATAACAGATCTGCAGACTCATCTAAAAGAGCTCAAGAACAGTCTCAAAGAGAACGTCTTGAACAACAGCGTGAAGAAGAACGTGAACGTACTTATTATGCTAATAAGCAAAAACGTGCGTCTGCTCATGCTAACAGAGGGTCTAAGAAATCTGCTGCTCAACGAGAAGCAGAATGGCAACAAAGAGAAACTCAACGTGATGCTAACTTCCAAGCTCAGAAGCAGAAACGACAACAAAGTAAACAGAAACGACAACAAAGTAAAGCCGCTCGAGAAGCAGAAAAACAAGCACGTTTAGCTCGTCAACAACAAATCAAAGAAGACACTAAAATTGTTATTACTTCCCGTATGGTTACCGAGGAAGCTTCTATATATTTTGATGAAAATCCTACTGTTGATGTTCCAGATATCAAGATGGAAGTATCCATGATTCCTATTCAAGACACAACATCTTGGGAGAAAAGCATCTTAAGATCTCTTGAAGCGGTTCGATTGTGTGATACAGTAGACGTATACTTATCTAAAATTGATGTTGATGTGACTGTTCAAATCGTTGAGATTGAATATGATGTTCTTAAGGAACGTACTGTTAAGATTGTTGCAAGTTCTGATGGAAATACTGCTAGTACTTTAGCGGATTCTCAAAGAGCCGAGTGGAAAGATCTTACAAAGAAAACCATCAATGAGACAATGGGCGACTTTGAAGGTTCTATTAACACTATCCTAACTAGTGCGAACGGTAAGAATAGAAACTTCTATGGACCAGATGAACCTCCTGTTGATAACTTGAAAGAAAATGACTTATGGTTTAGAGACGTTGGTGCTGGTGAAACTGACTTATATCGCTATGACGGAACTCAATGGAATTTGGTGATGCCGCATGACTTCGGGGAGGTACTGGAGGATAAAATTGACACCGCCATGTCCGAAATTCATGAATCGCTAGACATGTTTGAGACTGACATAGAGGTTATACAAGGTGATATCAATGCCACCCACCAATACGATGAACGCGGTCGCATTACCGAAAACAGTGTCATAGGTACCTATGAATACACACGCAATGGCTACCAACAACAAAAGCTCACTACCAATGAAGCAGGCGAGACATATTTAGAAAAATACCCTTTGCCCACTGTAAGGTATAACGCTTTTAAAGCTCCTGAGCAGATATATGTAAAGGATAAAGAGCGAATAAGCTATGAATATAACGCCTTTGGCGAGCGTTCACACT